TCGCGGACGATATCCATCGGACTCTCCGCGTCCGCGTTGTCCATCGGCACCAGGATCCGCACACGTCCCTCGTTGTCGGTCTGCCGTCGCCATTTGCGCCGCCGCACCAGGCGGCTCGCCGATTCCTTGCTAATCCCTCGCGCGGTGGCGAGCTCTTCAAAGGACAACCATCGGTCATTGTCCGGCATCGATCCTCACGCTGGACACTCGTCCGCCGGATTGTCTGACGAACGCGGCCGAGCCGGATCAAGGAATAATTCGGCCGCGTGACACGGTTGGCCGGCCATGCCAAGCGTATGTCACGATGCCCATGTCACCCGCCGAGCGGCAACGGCGCCATCGCGCCAGGATCGGCCTCGCCGAGGTCAACCGCCGCAACCGCATCTACGCCCGCAAATGGCGGCGCAAGCGGCGCAAGGTCGCCCGTAAGGCCGAACGCGAAGCGAAAGCGGCAATCCGGGCACGCAAGGCCGATGCCGCGGCCGCCACCATCGCCGCGTTGACTGCCACGGTCGCGGCATTGGCGAACGGCGGAAGCCCACGACGCGGCATCCGCGCGGGCTCGCTCGATGGCTGTACGGTGGAGACCGTCACCATCGCCGAGGCATTGCCGCTGGTCGCGGCGCACGAGTGGCTGGGCAATATCGGGCAAGCGACGCTCTTCGTTGGGCTCTACTCGCCTGGACGCGAATTGCATGGCGTTGCCTGCTTTGGGCACGGCTCGACGGGCGCAATCCGAAAGCGGATCGGCTCTCCCGCCCTTTGCCTGGAGCGTGGCGCGTGCACTCCCGACGCTCCGCCGAACGCCGCGAGCTTCCTAATCAATGCCGCGTGTCGCCTCGTGCACCGCCTCACTGGCACCGCGCGGTTTTTCGCGTACGCCGATCCGATGGCTGGCGAATACGGCGCGGTCTACCAGGCGGCCGGATGGCTGTATCTCGGCCAGGGCCTTTACGGCGCCAGCTCGCGGACACGCCGCTATGCGGTGCTGATGCCTGGTGCCGATCCTGCCGAGCCCGCACACTGGCAGACCACGCGCGCGCTGCGCCGCGACGGCCGCCATCTCAGTTTCGCCGAGGCTCGCGCTCAGGGCTGGCGGATCGCGACGCGGGAGGCGAAGCACGTCTACGCGGTCAATGTCGGGCGCGATCGCAAAACATGGCTGGCCGCGCTGCCGGTGCTGGCCTATCCCAAGCCCGCATTCCGATTTGAGCAAGCCCATGCGGAGCGTCCGATCGGCCGGAATTCGGCGCAATTAAATCAGCGGACTGGCCGATAACAAAAACCGCCGGTTGCCGGGTCTAAGACGTTAATCGGACGCCTGGACTGCCCGTAACGTTACGCGCCATATTGCCGCATGGCCATGACCAACGCCGAGAGGCAAGCCCGCTACCGAGCCCGCAAGTCTGAGCGAGACGGACTCGTTTTACGCTTCGTGCACTACCGCAAGCCGAAGGATCGCCGCTCCCGCGCGCAACGGTGGCGCGATGCCGTCGCCGAGCTGGTCGAGCTGCAAGCCGGATATCAAGACTGGTTCGACAATCTGCCCGCGACGCTGGCGGAGAGTGCGACCGCCGACGCATTACGCGAAATCTGCCGTCTCGATTTATCTGAATTGGAAATTGAACCGCCGCGCGGCTTTGGCCGAGACTGAGGTTTCAACGGCGCGCGATCGCGTCTAACATCACGCCATGTCCGTGTTGCAAGAGGCCGTACGCGAGCTGATCGGCATTGCGCCGGCCGACACCGTGCGCCGCGTCTTGCGGTTGCTACTCGACGAGGCGCTGCCAGGCGAGCCGATCGCCGAGCCGTCCGCGGCCGTTACGCGACCGTCCCCTATGCCGCGCCGCAAGGCCGATCGTACGCCGGCCGCCGATGCGGAATGGACCGCGACGCTGGAGCGGATCCGCGACCGCATGGCCGAGCGTGGCATTCCGCGAGCGACGATCGCGCGCGAAACCGGGCTCGCAACGTCATCCGTGTCCGTGGCGCTGCAAGGCAAGGCCGCCTCCGCTGCCGTGCGCGACCGGTTGCGCCAGTGGCTCGCCGATCCGGTGCCGGTGGTCGCCGACGCGCCGCCGTTTCGACGCCGGCCAGGTCGACCACCAAAGCAACCGCCCGCCACCAACGGAGCCGACGCGCCAGGTTGAGCCCGCGCCAACGGAGCCGAGCCCGCTACAAGCCACTGTGGACGCGCTGGACGGGCGATGCGCCTGGATCGAGCGATCGCCTGGCACGATCGCCACAAGGCGCTGTACCGAGCCCGTAGCCTTCGGACGGCCGTGGTGCGCCGCACATTGCACCCGCCATCGTCTCGGCCTCTCGCTCCGCGGGCGTTCGGCGCTGGTCGCAACTCCCGGTTGAACCGGCCGGCCAGGGGGGGAGGGTAAGTCATGGCGGCCATCCCTCAGAAAGCGGCGGGGGATTTCGCGCGTCCGGCCGCAATTTCGGTGCACCGTGCGCCAGGTTTTTTGAGGGAGGCGGTTTTCAATGGCGACGAAACGGGTTGCGAACGGCGCCGATCGCGGCGGTTTCAAGCCGGGGGATCTGGTGACGATCGCGGGGCACAAGCCGACCATGGTCATCGCGGAGTGGCGCGACGCGAATCCGGACATTGCGGGCGATCATGCCGGTTGGCTGGTGCTGTGGATGGCGTACGCCTCGCTGCGGCGCGCGGTGGTCCCGTCCGCGGCATTGAAGCTGGCCGAGCCCGCGAAGGACTGACACGCGCGCGGGGCAGTCTTTTACTCTCGTAAGTAAGAGTTGCCCGCTGACTCTCGGTCAGATCCCGCGCGGAGCAATTCGGCACACGCACAATAATAGCAAGCATCGATGCCCGTGAATGCCCGCGTTTATTGACTAATCGGCGATCCGAGCAAGCATAGGCCGGTCAAGGCCGGCGTTTCGTCTTTGACGGACGCGGCTCATTGCTGCATCTTGCATCGCCATGACGAACACTCCCGCGAATCCGCACGGCGACACCCCGATTGACGTGCACGCGCGCGCCTACTCGCTGGCCGAGATCGCGGTCTTGTCGAAGGTGCCGGAGGTTAGCGTCCGCAATTGGCTGGTGCGGGTGCGGCTCCTCAACATTGGCGAAAAGCATTGGACCGGCCGCTGGCGGTTCAGCCTCGTCGACGGGCTCCGCTTGTCGGTCCTACAGGCGATTTGCGTCCGGATCGATCTGGTGGAGCTCGACGAAGCGGCGAAGATCGCCGAGCTGGTGGTAGAGGAAGCGCTCAAGTTTCTCCGCCAGCCACCGTCCGGCCAGCGGGAAAACTTCAACGTCTTGGTCGGCTGGAGCGAAAGCGGAGAGCTCGTGGTCGGCTCGTTCCGATCCAAGCAACCGCACCTTGGCCATCATCTCCCGCCGAAGGCCGCCAATGATGGCGCGTATCAGCCGCTTAGAGCTCCGTACCTCGTCCTGCCTGCATCGGCGATGGTTGCGGATCTGATTTTAAGGACCGACAAAATCGCCGAGGCGGCCGAGCGCGACGAGGCGCCGACGCATGTCTAGCGGGTGGAACGCTGCCGAGGTCTGCCGTACGCTCGACATGCACCCCGACACGCTGGCGAGCTTCGCCGAGGTGGTGCCGGTGCTGCGTCCCAAGCACGACGGTTTCGAGCTCCGCGCCATGCTGGGCTTGCACATCCTGGCCAGCCTGCCGGGGCTCGCGCTGGTCGACGCCGAGGCGATCGCGACGATGGCGATGGCCGGAGCCCGCGAGGGCGGATCGCGTGTGATCGCGGCGCGCTGGCCGAACGGGCGCGAAATCAAATTGAGCTGGATCGATGCCGGGGAAATCCCCTGGCACCGGATGACCGGCGCCGTGATGCTGGTCGCCGCCGAGCTGATGCTGGCCGACATTGCGGCGCGAGCCGCGTCCATCCGTGCCGCGGCGGTGCGGATCAACTAGGAAACATTCCAATGCACATTCGGGCAATCCTGCAACGGCGCGAGGCGATCCGGGAAGAACTGCGGGCGCTGGTCGAAAAGCATCCGGACGGCGATCTACCGGCCGAGGCGGTACAGCGCAGCACGGAGCTGGAGGCCGAGGCCGAGCGGTTGAACGCGGCGGAACGGCGCCAATTGCTGATCGATGAAATGGACCGGCGCGCGACCGGGCAACCGCTCACGGGCGACGGCACCGATGCGAATTTCGAAAAGCTGGCGGGGCAAGTGACGCTACTCGATGTAGTGCGCGCTCAGTTGGGCGGTACGGACGCCGCATCGGGCCGCGCGAAAGAGGTATCCGCCGAGCTGGAGCGGCGCAGCGGGCGCAAGGCGCAGGGGCTCTATTTCTCGCTCGCGTTGTCTGGCGCACGACGGGCGGAGACGCGCGTTTACACGACGACGCTACCGAGCGGCGGACCGGGCGGGAGTTTGATTCAAACGGACGTAGGGCCGCTGATCGATATCTTGAGGGCGCGGCTCATTATTCGCGCGTTAGGGGCCACTGTACTGAGCGGGCTTCAAGGAAACCTGAGCCTACCGCGGCTGAAAGCATCGGCGACGGCGTACTGGGTGGCCGAGAATACCGCCATCACTGTTAGCGATCCGCAGACCGACGCGGTAGGGCCGATGACGCCGAAAACCGTTGGCGGGCTGGTCGAAATCTCGCGCAACATGGTGATCCAGCCATCGCTCGACGTGGCCGCGATGGTCGAGAATGACTTGATGCAAATCATCGCCCGCGCGCTCGATAGCGCTGCGATCCAGGGCGGAGGTACAAACCAGCCCAAGGGGCTCCTGGCCGGCGGAAGCGGCATCACGATCATTTCGCTTGGGACGAACGGAGGCGCGCCAGACTGGAATTCCACCGTGGGCCTCATTGCCGCGGTCGATATCGCGAACGCTTTGCAGGGCTCGCTTGGTTTCGCCACCAACGGCGCGGCGGTGAGTAAGTTAAGGCGTACGTTGAAGACGACGACCGACACGGCGAGCAATTTCCTGATGACGGACGCCGCGACGCTGGCCGGCTATCCGCTCCAGAGCTCGCAGTTAGTGCCAGCTAACGGAACGAAGGGGACCGGCACAAACCTTTCGGCGCTGATCTTCGGCGACTGGTCGCAATTGGTTCTGGGCCTATGGGCGGACGGCGCGGACATTCTGGTCAATCCCTACGAAAGCACGGCCTACAGCAAGGGCAACGTTCAAATCCGCTGTATGCTTTCGTGCGACGTGGCGATCAAGCAACCGCTGGCGTTCGCGGCCGTCACTGACATGGTGACGACGTAAACGATGGATCTTGAGCGGCGCAGTTTCGGTGAGGTGCGCACGGCCGGCCGGACGCTGTACGGCATCGCGGCGCCGTTCAACACGCGCGCGCAAATCGGTGGCTTCACTGAGCTGATCCAGCCGGGAGCGTTTTCGAAATCGCTCGCGGCCGGCGCCGACATTCGCGCGCTCGCGGATCACAAGCCGGACGCGCTACTCGGCCGGACACGATCCGGATCGCTCACGCTCAACGAAACGCCGGCCGGACTGGCGTACGTGCTGACGATGCCGGACACGACGCTGGGTAATGATCTTCTAACGCTGGCGCAACGCGGTGATTTGTCGGGCATGTCGATCGGATTTCATGCCGAGTCCGAGTCCTGGCCGAGCCCGTCCGAGCGTGTTTTACAGGCGATCGATCTACGGGAAATCTCGATTATCAGCGGCGGATCGCCAGCGTATGCCGACACGACGATCGCGGTTCGCCATCGATCGGCCTCGCATGGTGGCGAGCTCGCCCGCCTCCGCCGCCTCCGGGCGCTGGTCATCTGACGATGGCGCTCGCGATCACTGGTTTAGTGATTTCACTAAACCGCCCCACGCCTCAGCGATTTACTATCGGTAGTAAGTCGCCCCGTTGCTCGGCGGTGCTCTGACAATGCGCTGGCCGCGGTTCATGCGTCGCAAGGCCGAGGAGCGGTTGAGCCTTTCCGCGTGGCCGCTGGGCGTGTTGTCGTCAGGCTACGGCGCCGCGCCGAGCGTGGCCGCCTCCGAGTCGCTGGCCGCCGTGGTGGCTTGCGTGGAGCTTATCAGCGGCTCGATTGCCAGCCTCCCTGCATCGCTCACGGTCGACACGCCGGACGGGTGCCAGGACGCGCCACAGACCGCCGCCGCCTGGCGGATCCTCCGCAGACCCAATAATTTTCAATCGTGGCCTAGCTTCGTTTCGTGGCTTGTGGCCTCGGTACTGTTGCGCGGGAACGGATTGGCGCGGATCGATACCGACGCGCGCGGCGCCGTGGTCGGGCTGACTCCCCTGAAATGGGATTGGATTTTGCCGAGTGTGACCGTTGGCGCGGGCGGCTCGCCGCGGCTGGTCTACGACGTGGTGCAAAGGACGCCGGAGACAACCGCACTCGGAATTAACGGCGCGCGGTTGCTATCGGACGAGGTTATCCATGTGCGCGCGCGGAGCGATGCCGGACTGATCGGCCGGAGCGTTTTGAGCCGCGCGGCCGGTGCCGTGGCCGAGGGTCTGGATATTTCGTCGACCGCCTCCGGCCTCTGGCGCAACGGCATGAGGCCGAGCGGCGTGCTTACTGCTCCCTCGTACCTCACGCCTGACCAGCGTGCGCGAAAAAATGACTGGATCAGCGACTACAGCGGGAGCGTCGCCGCTGGCCGCGTACCGTTGCTTGAGGGCGGGTGGAAATTTGAGGCTACGTCGCTCAATAGCGTTGATGCGGAATTCTTGAGCTCGCGCAAATTCAGCGTGGAGGAAATCGCGCGGTTGTTCAGCGTGCCGGCGCCGCTGATTCAATTGCCCGAGCGCAGCGTACCGTCCGACATGAGCGTTTTCACGACGCTGCTAACGCAATTCGCGCTCGCGCCGATGATCGAGCTCATTGAGTCGGAATTCGACAATTCGATTTTGCCGCAGGGAATGCACCTTGACCTTGATTCCGACCAAATGGCGCGCGGATCGTTCTCCGCGAGCGTGTCGGCGATCGCCGCGTTGACGCAATCCGGCATCATCACGCCAAACGACGCGCGCGCCGCGCTGGGCTGGCCGCCGCTGGCCGGTGGTGATGTGCTGCGAGTCGGTGCGGCGCCGAGCTGGCCGGCGGATCAAAGCGGAATGCCATCGATGGGACCGAAGCCCGGACCGACCGGCGACGCGCCGCCCGCGCCTGGCACTCACGGCAACCAAGGCAAGCCGAACGGCTCCAAGCCTCCCGCGGGGGCGATGCAATGAGCGTGATCGTCCGCCATCCGCCCGCCCCGGTATTCCGAGTCTTCCGAACGGAAATGCTCGCCGCGTTCAAGGCGTGGATAACCGACGCCAAGCCGACGCCGGAAGAGGTGGACGAGGAAATCGCCGCGACGATGGCCGCCATGCGCCAGCTCGCGGGGACGGAGCAATGAGCTTCATCCGCCGCCCGGACCGGTTGCCTCCCGTGGGCGGTTTCGACCAGGGCCGCCGTACCATGCTGCGGGAATTCATGTCGTGGGTCGACGATCGGACGCCGGACGAGGTGGTCGACGAAATCGACGCGACCGCCTCCGCCATGCGCCAGCTCGCGGAGCTCAGGGCAGCGTACGCCAGGCGAAAAAACTCCCCCGCCGGCCGCGAAGCCAACGGGGGAGAATTGAGCTCTTTTCCTACCGAGAAAAGATTATCCGATGAAGGGATGAGGGTAGGGCCGATCGGCGCCGGACCGCAAGCGCCTTGCACGAGCGCGGCGAAGCATCGCAGCATCGATTTCAAGCAGACCGAGTCTACCGATGCCCCGCCGGACTTGGGATCCGGCGAGGGTAAGCATCGGAAATTCGGTCTGTGAGTAGAACAGTCTGCCGTAAGTTGCGACGGCGGTCTGGGCCTCAAAACGGAGAGCCCGTGTCACTCTCGTAGGGCGACACGCGGAATCTATGGCTTGCGGCGGGCGACTGCAAGCATCCGTTTTTCGGGGCTCATACCGTCCGGGCGATCGGCAGACCCAGCAAAGGGAATGCCGAATGAACGCCATCAATTTCGCCGCCACCACACGCCGCCGCCGGGAGGAGCTCGCCGCGGAGCTGATCGGCCGGGAGTACGTCAGCCACGACGAGGCGCTGGCCGCGTTCCTGGCCGCCGCGGGGGATCCGCCGATGGGCTCCGCCAAACGATGCCGCATCGCCTGGGAGCTCAACGACGCAACGGTGGCTTGGCTCCGCGATTTCGACCACGCGACCGCCCGCGCGCTAAGGGCCTCACGCTACGCCATCGAAGCGGGCGAGAGCGAAGCGGAGCCGATTTTCCGTGCCGCGATACGGGCGGCCGATGCGATCCTGCCGGGTTGCCATGACCGCGAGAGTCTCGGTCCGCTGCTGTACGAACAATGGGAGCGAATCCGGAGGCGGCCGCTATCGCCGATCGGGAGGCGCTGGCGATGAACCATCAGCGCAAGAAACCGCCGCCGTTTGCGTCGTATGGGCCGCCGCCGCTCAGTAAAGACGATCTAGGCATATGGGACGCCAGCACGATCGATCCCGCCGCCATCCCGCCGCGCGGTTGGCTCCTCGGTACGAGCTTCTGCCGTCAATTCCTCTCTTCGCTGATCGCCGACGGCGGAGTCGGTAAAACCTCACTGCGGGTCGCTCAGGCGCTCGCCATGGTCACGGGGCGCAGTGACATTACCGACGAGCATGTTTTCGTCCCTGGAATCCGGTTCCTCTTCGTTTCGCTGGAAGACAACAAGGACGAAATCAACCGCCGCATCGCCGCCGCGATGATCCATCACAAAATCAGCCCGGAGGAGGTGCGCGGACGCCTGTTCGTTACCGCCCTCAAGCGCAAGAAACTGTTCCATCTAGAAGGCGGATCGATTGAGGCTGGCGAACTGCAAGAGTGGCTGGACGCCGCCATCGCCGCCTACCAGCCCGATGCCGTCGATTTCGATCCGCTCATAAAAGCGCACGCCTTGAGCGAAAATGACAACGCGATGATGGACATCGTTTGCGAACACCTCGCCGACGTTGCCGACACTGAAAACATTGCCGTCGATCTCCCGCACCATTCCCGCAAAGGCGGCGCCACCCCTGGCGATGCCGATCGCGGACGCGGCGCCAGCTCGATCAAGGACGCCACTCGAATCACGGACACCTTGACGCCAATGTCGGAAGACGAGGCGCGGCAATTCGGCATCTCGCCGCACGAGCGTACGAGCTATGTCCGTTTCGACAGTGGCAAGTACAACCTATGTCCGGCACGCCAGGCTAAATGGTTCCGCCTAGTCAATGTGCCGATCGGCAACCCAACCGCTACCTACCCCAAGGGCGATCATGTCCAGACCGTCGAAGTCTGGCGGCCGCCGTCATTGTGGGAGGGCGCCGACAGCCCGACGCTGAACCGGATCCTGGACCGCATCGATGCCGGGTTGCCCAGCGGCTCGCGGTACTCGCAGGGCGCCGCCGCCACCGACCGCGCCGCCTGGAAGGTGGTCGCCGAGGAGATACCCAGCAAAACTGAGGAGCAGGCGCGGGAAATTATCAATATCTGGGTAAAAAATGAGCTGCTGGTGTCCGAGGACTATACCGACCCAGTTATCCGGAAGCCTCGTAAGGGACTCCGCGTGGACGCTACCAAGCGGCCGTCATGAGCTGCGCCATTGACCGGTTTTTAATGGCGCACCCAATGGCGCAGATTCAAGTTTGCGCCATTGCCATTGACTTAAGGAAAAATCTAATGACGGCGCACGCGCCATTAACCCAATTCCAATGGCGCACCAATGGCGCACCGACAAGGGTCTTGACCCTACCCCTGGCAGGGAGTCGCTTGAGGCTCCCCCTGCCACGGTCCGGTCCTGCGCGGGTCAACCGCGAGCCAATAGCACACGAAATTGAAACGAAAATGATCGCCGCTCCGTACGGCAATGACGCGGTGCGACCGCCTCCGCCGGTCATGCGTACGCCGCATGGCGATGAGGGACTGAAATTCACTCGCCGCGCCACGCCGCCTTGAGCCGTGCGAGCAACGGCCGAGCCCGCCGTACCTCGTCCGCCTCCCGGAGCCGGCCGGCCTCCGCCCGCGCGGCCGTAGCGTCAGCTCGCGCCGCCTCCGCTTCCGTCCGGAATTTGTCCGCGGCCGCCTCCGCGCGATCGGCGCGGGCTCGCTCGTGGCCGAGCTGGTCCGCCAAGAGCGTCCGGAGCTCGCGGACGATATCCATCGGACTCTCCGCGTCCGCGTTGTCCATCGGCACCAGGATCCGCACACGTCCCTCGTTGTCGGTCTGCCGTCGCCATTTGC